TTCCAAAATATCTTTTACGAAGGATTTGACAATTTCTCACGAACCTTAAATATATACAGAATACGTTTTGAAATATTTGCTGGTCTCCCGTGGCGCGGTAACAGAAGTATCTCACGAGAATAACTTTTGACTTGCTTGGAAAATAACAGTGCTCTAAGTGTCAAGAAAACTTTAAACTTTACAAACTAATACAATTTTGAACGTAAATGATTTCGCATAAAAACACATTTGAACGGAGGACTTTTCCCGTTATCTTTTCTTGTGAGCATTTGCAGGTCGATTGGCCTACATCTTTTTGTTTATATTCCCAAAAAGAAGGTGGATGCAATTTAATTATGCCACCTAACACGTGGGCCGTATTAGTTGATTATTGTTTTGGCAAACCAGGCACCGTTCACAAAGGTCCCATGCGAGTTTGTTATGAGCAATTTAAAAGGGTTTTTTGCGTGCGGTTATTTGGTGAACGCAATTGGAAAGAGGTGTATCCAAGTTTACAAGAGCGCTATAGCTCTAATCCTAACTTTGGTTACGAATTCTTTGTGTCGAATAAGGAATGGGTCCGTGAATTAACGCGTGAGGGCGTTGAATCCAACCCTGGACCTGCTATCTTGTCTAAGTACAGAACTTTGAGCCTACGTGATTTGTGGAGGGCTATTGATTTTGTGCCTAATCAAGGTTTCGGTGACTTTTTAAGTATACCACATAATATTTCTGTTTTCACTAAAGATTTTAATTCTTTCGTCGATAAGATACCAAACAAAGATTTTGTGCACACCGCTTTCATGACTATTAATAATCAGGCTAATCAAATTATTGAAATGCTTTCAAATACCACTAATCAAGTCAAACAAGTTATAGAAGATAGCGTTCATTCTGCTAGTTATGTTAAAAACATAATGATTGGCGTTCTTGTAATTATCGCTTTTACTGTAATGGCTCGTAATTGGGGCTTAGCGCCTGCTTTGGTTGTTTTATTAACCTCTTTTTTGTTGCATTATTTTGAATTAATGCCACTCATTCAGGACTTCGTGCTTGAGAACGGGGTGAGTTTTTATAACTATCTCAAAGTTAATTATGTTCGCAATGAGGTGGTTGAATTACAGGCCTTCGGTAATCCCGTGGTTGACGCGATGACAAACCCTGACAATTTAGGAGCTTTATTAGCTGCATTGTTTACAGCTCTATTTGTAGGTTCGGTCCGATGCCATCCCACCACCAAGGATTTTGAAGATTTTACACGTAAAATATTCAACTACCAACGTGGTGTGACCTCAGTGGTTTCATCGTTTGACAAATTGAAGGATTTTTGGACTTTTACTGTTGAAAAAATTTGTGACCGATTTGAGTGGAACATCAACAAAGATGTGGTTACGAAACACACCATTGGTTTACAAATTGACAAATGGTTACATTTGAACAACGTTTTATTTAAGGAAGGCTATAATCATCAAGCTTCCATGGAGGATCGGTTAAAATACGTTGATAAGGTTCGTTTGCAATACAATTTGGGGCTTGATTTAATAAATACATGTGATCGCTTGGATCGCGCAAAAGCCGCGATAGTGCGTTTTTGGGTTGATAAATTACACAAAAAATTAGACGACCTTGGCACAGAATCATTGGAAGGTACCATACGAAATCCTCCCACCACCATCCTACTATATGGATCTAGTGGGGTTGGCAAATCGTCTCTTATAACAGGTTTGGCCAGTTTTTGTGCTAAAATACATGCCATTGTTAAAGGGGGTGAACAACCTGCTGTAGGGAGTGTTTATGTCCGAAATTGTGACCAGGCACATTATGATGGTTATACCAATCAACACACGCTAGTCATTGATGACTTTTTGAGTCGTAAAGACACGGAGAGCAACCCAAATTTGGAAGCTGGAGAATTGATTAAGATAAAAAACAATGTTCCTTTTCCATTGCCTATGGCGCATCTACCAGAAAAGGGCAGATGTTTTAATTCGCAAGTTGTTATCATGACGACTAATTGTAAGAATGTGACGCGTTCTTTAGGCAGTATGAATTTTCCTTATGCAACAGCCAATAGACTAACAGATGCAAGTTATGCAGTGGGTATTTTGCCTCCATATCGGAAGTATATATCTCCAAGCCAAAGGACACAGCTCGAGCGAGAGGGCCTTTATGATCAACACTCTGTTGATCCATATCGAACTCGTTTTCGTATTAAACCTTGTAAAAACATAGCTCCTATTATGTTAGATGAGGCGCATTTGCTCGAGACATACACGGACGAGCAATTCGAGAGAATGAAGGGTGATGAAAGATTATTACCAAATGGGCAAGTCCAATATATGAATTACGATATTTATTATTTTAGAAAATTGGACGTTAAAACAGGAGAGATTATTGGCCAGCCCTTGTCTTGGAATGATTTTTTGAACGAGATCGAGCGTGTATACACATCTCGCGTTACGCGCGGTGAGCATATGTTGGAGCAAACTAAGTGGTTTCATTCGACGTCGCTTGCCCACATGAAACAGGGAGTTGTGGATGTACCAGAATATGTCCGGTCCGAAATGGTGCATGATTTCGATGAGGAAGATGGGTTTTTTGAAGCTCCAGATGATGAGTTGAATTTCGCGATTACCTTTGCAGCGGCAAATTTTGATGCGTTACATAATGTTCGACAACCGGCGATGCGTGATTTGTTGAACTCATATCTCGCCAAATGGCCAAATTTTGAAGATATACTCCAAGAGTTCATGGATAGGGATGTCGACGTTGAAGAGATCCAAACACGTTGGCAGCTGATGTGGTCCCAATGCAAAAACAGTTATGAGCGCATTGCAACAGCAGTGCGTGATATGGATGTGGTTAAAGCTCTGAAGTGGGCTGGAGTTGTCACGTATGGTGTCGTGGTCGCTGCATCCATTTTTTATGGTTTTAAGCGTCTGACGGAACATTTTAACAAACCGGAGATTAAAGAAGCTTTGGAGATTTGCCATGAGCAAACCGCCAGACAGAATAAGGGCAAAAATTGGCTTAAACGATTATTTGGTGCTAATTCACCCATTAGCATCTCCCGGGAACAGGTTCCTCTGTCAGGTTCTGATCTTCAATTTTTATTTGAGTTTTGCGGTTATGATGTCATTCAGAGTCAGAGTATGGCAGCGTCGTACTCCTCTGGTGCTTCGGCGCGTTCGCAAAAGCATGGAAAATGTACTACGTACGTGCCGTCCCATGCATTTGACGAAGAGGGGGTTCGAGCTTTGGCTACACAGCTGAATTTCCCGTGCTCTACATATGCTGATGGGCTCAAAGTGGAGACGCCAGAATTGTCGACACCTCTTTTTCTAGTTAAACTCGAATCTTGTCAAATTACTGAACAGAGTCTTGATTATATTATACCGCAGAATAGTTTTATATTGCGCATTTATTCGCTAAAGAAAAATAAAAAATATGATTTTGGAAATATTTTCTTTATTGATGATAGGAAATTTTTGATGCCCCATCATTATATGCTTATGTTGAAATATCAACTGAAGATTGGTAATATAGCTGAGGAAGATGCCGTGTCTTTTATACGGGGCCCCACAACATTGGAAAGGTCGAGGAAAACGTCGCCAAATAAAATCACGTGCAAGGTGGCTGATCTTTTAGACTATGCTCAGATTATTTCCCGAGCTTTCCTAGATGACCCCAATCCTTTTCATAAAGACGCGGTGGTCGTTGGCGTTAAAAATATGTCAGGTTACAGTTGCTCGACTATGATAAAGAAGTTTATAACGCGAGAAGATTTTGGCAAGTTAAACGATCCTGGTTTAAGTGGTTATTTGATTGGGCAGAGATTCACGAGTTCTGGTGATGAGTGTTACTGCACGTCAATACCATGTGTAGACGTTACTCCTATCAACAAATTTAGGTATATCAACACCGATAGTTTGCGTGGCGCAGCTACCAATGATTTGGTTGGTCTCGCGAGCGCCGGGCCCGAGAACGCTCCAGTGTATTTTCAAAGCTTAATTCGAGATCGTTATAATTACAAAGCAGATACGCGGCAAGGCGATTGCGGCATGGTGTTGTATGTCGAAAGCGCTCAATTACAGCGTAACTTGGTTGGAATACATGTTGCTGGTGATAAAACCCAAGGCCGAGCGAATAGCGTCCCAATCACGTATGAAGATTTGGTGGAAGCGATATCGCGCTTATCTTGTTGTTCGTCGGAAAGTTTCGCTCAACCTGAGTTGGAAGCGTTAACTGTAGAAGATGTGGATGGCTTTGTTCCGAACGTACCTCGAGGCGATTTCCATTACATAGGGCGTTTAGACGGTAAAGTACCAATGCAACCACTCAAAACAAGTATTAGGCCTAGTGTTGTACAAGCTCATTTGGAGCAGCTGGAAGAAAAATACGTTGCTCGAGTTAAAACAATGGAAACCTATAGGAAACAGCCGTATATAGTTAAGAAGATGTTTCCAAAAGGTATTCAAAAGAAAATAGCCATATTGCGAACAACGTTTATCAATCCACCTGATTGCAAGATTTATTATAATAAGAAGGGAAATCTTGTGTATGAGAATACAGAAGGGATTGTCCCGTTGACTCGAGCCCTTTATAATGTGTGGTTGGCCCGAGGGGGTGTTTTCCATGATCCTCTAATGAAGGGATTGGAGAAGACTTCTCTTAAATTACCGTACATCGAACCTGGGAAAATTGCGGTTGCTGTTCGAGCAACGCAACAAAAGTTTCTTAGGATGGGAACTAACAGCATGTGTCCGTATGAAAAAGCCCTAAGTCAGAATTTTGCTTCAGACGAGTTTGGCACGTATGCCAATATTTGTAGCGAAGTGCGCCGTAGAAATATGATTTTCCAATGTTTGGAGAATAGGAAATGCGAAACGCCTAAAGATATTTATGAGTTTACAATGCGAAATGTTGCATTAAGCCAGGAAGAGGGAGCGATTTTCCGAAAATATTTGCATTTAGGCGTTGTTGGATTTGTTTGCCATGTGCAAATGGATCTTAACGCTAGCATCGAATGCGTTATTGATGGAGATTTGGAAAGAAATAACCCTATGATTTTGACAATTCGTCAAAGCGTGCAGGGCATACCTGGTGACAGAACCATTTCATCTATCAACTCTAAGAAATCTCCTGGATATAAGTACACAGCTCAAGGTTTAAACTTTGGGAAAAAGCCTTGGGTTGGTAAAGAGTGCAAATGTGATGGGCCACTTTGGGGTGAACTTGAGAAAGATTGCGTGGATTTGATTGAGCAATGTAAATGTGAGATTCCACCCGTCTATTTTATTGCCACTTTGAAAGACGAATTGCGGTCGGCTGATAAGGTGGACAATTATAAAACGAGAGTTTTTTGCGCTGGACCGATGCACTTCACTATAGTTTTTCGCATGTATTTTATGCGTTTCCTATCGTTTATAATGGAGAATCGCCTATACAACGAAAGTGCTTTGGGGATAAATTATTATTCCCGGGAGTGGGAAACATTGGCGAATTATTTGTCTCATTGGGATGGGCCCTATTGCATAGCAGGGGATTATACCAACTTTGATGGTTCTTTGAGCAATCAAATTATGGAGGAAATCTTGAATATCGTGCAAGCTTTTTATGATAAATATGGTGCCACCGAAGAAGAGAGGACTATTCGTAGAAATTTATGGAAGTGTTTAACTCGTTCTATGGTCATTGGTCGTAACGGGTGTGTCTTTAGACTTTTTAACAGCCAACCTAGTGGTAACCCTTTTACAACCATTATAAACATTTTATTTAATAGTGTTGTTTTTCGTATGGCGTATGCTGATATCTTTTCACGTGTGGAAGAGATACGACGAGATATTTTTGATTTTGAGGATGATGTCCATTTTATTTCCTACGGCGATGATAACGCTGCTAATATTAATCCCGATATTTTTAAATGGTTTAACATGCAAACAATTAGCAAACAACTGGCATGTTATGGCTTAACTTATACTGATGAAAGTAAGTGCTCTGACTTAGTATCGGGGCGTTTTATCGATGATATAAATTTTCTTAAACGCGGTTTTAAGCGCGTTAATATTTTGTCCAGGCGCTGGGTGGCACCCTTGGATATCGACACCGTTAAGGAGATATTCATGTGGGTCCGCAAAGGCGATGAGAATGCCCAAAAGAAGATCCTGGCTGATGAGATTAAAGGGACACTCGAAGAGATGGCACTTCATGGTGAGCAAGAGTATGAAAATTGGTCCACATTTGTGCAAGGCTTTGAGGCTAAAGAGTTGCTCGGGAAGGATATGGTCAAAATCCCCGACTTTGAGACCCAATTTGCACGAGTGTGTGAAAAAAGTTTAGACTTTGATCAATTTTAGTTTAGTAAGTAACTTAAACAAATATAAATTCCGAATACGGCCCTGGCTTTTAGTTACAGTGGCAAACAAGCCCGTGGGCTTTCGGTCTAAGTTTTAAAATGTAATGAGCGAACGCTTCGGCTAATAGCTAACACAATATGGAAAAAGAAAATTTAAATATCGATACACAACAAGTAATGACGTATTTTCGTCAAGGAATAGCAGGTGAAACATCTGTACTCCCTTCTATTTCTGAGGTAGAAGGCGCCGCAGAACTTTCTTTAGATGATAGAATTCACAATTTAACTGATTTCTTGAAGCGGCCCTTTGATGTTCTTAAAGCCGAGTGGTCTAAAAATTCTATTGCGGGGACAGAGTTGATCCCTACTGGCATTTCTTTGCCAGACGTGTTTTTTAAGAATCATATGGTTCGTGAAAAATTGCGGGGGTTTTTGGGACTTAAGGGCACTATTCGCGCGAAGATTATGATTAACGCACAAAAATTTCAGCAGGGTGCACTAATGTTATATTGGATACCCAATTACGATAATATTAAAGTTAAGGCCAATATGGTTCAGCAATCTTTGGCGGGGAAGTCTGGATGTGGGCATATTGTTATCAATTGTGAAGGGGGAACCGAACAGACTATTGATATTCCTTATGTTAATCAGCATGTTTACTACAATATGGCAACTAATCAAGGGAACTATGGAAGATTATTTCTTACCCCCCTTCTGCAACTTGCTGCTACCGATACTGCTAACGTTGGGATTCGTATACAGATGTGGATGGAGAATCCTCAACCTGTTTTTGCGACTTCTGCGGTTCCTGTTTTATCTCAATCTACTTCTCAGATCGAAGAGAAGAATAAACATCCTTCTGATAGTGAGCCCCTCACAAAAGGAGGAGGTTTAGACGTTGGTGCTGTCATCGATGCAGTGAAACACGCATCATCGAAACCCTCTTATCTGTCGCGTACAGCAGCGAACGTCTTAGAACTAGTGGGTCTATCTAAGCCCTCACAAACATGTTCAATCCAGCGAACGTCTTTGCGTACAAATTCTTATATGGCTAATTATAATGGTGAGTTTATGGGTCATAAAATGGCTCTAGCCGCCGATAATGAATTGGCTGCTATGGCCGCTCCTGCGGGCACTACTGCCGACGAGATGCTCATTTCTACTCTCGTGAAAGCACCTACCTACTATAAGACTTTCACTGTGAAGACACGCCAAGCTAATGGACAGTATGGTGAGAATTTTATTGTGTTCTCTGATTTAGTTCACCCGCTTAAATTTGTTCCATCATCGAACCAACCAGGCGGAGTCCTTGACTCAACTTTTATTGGCTATACGGCTTCAGCCTTTGGCCAGTGGCGAGGCGGAATAAAATATAATTTTACAGTGGCCAAAACTTGTTTCCATTCAGGTACCTTGAGAGTCTCATTCCTTCCGGGGGTTTATGATGCCGCACCCGGGATACCTAATAGCACAGACCCTGAGAAGAGTGATTACGCTCCTCAATTCCAATTGGAACGTTGCTACCAACAAACATATGACCTTAGAGAATTAACTGAATTCTCATTCGTGGTGCCATATGCATCTACTCGCCCCTATTTGGCCTGTGTGAATCCTTATGGATCTGCTGCGGCCACCATTGCTAAACAAAATTGGGCCTCTGGTATGTTGGTTGTAGATGTCTTTATTCCGTTGGTGGCTCCGGCTGCTATTTCGCAATCTCTGGAGATAGCTGTGTGGATCTCAGGTGCTGATGATTTAACTTTTGCAAACCCTACAGCCCCTTCTATTTATCCTTACTCGCCTGTGCCAGTTGGTTCACAGAGTTTTTCAATGGATGAAGGTACTGATCGTGCCGCGGCGATTTACTCCACAGATAGGAATATGAATAGATCGACACCCAAAACCGAACTAACCGCAAGTGCATTGTGCACAGGGGAAGTTATTTTATCTATTTCTGCCCTCATGCGGCGATTTGGACCTTTTTATGATCCCGGAATTGCCCCAGCTAATTCAGCCATTATAGCCGCCCCTTTTGACTTTAAAGATCCAATAGCAGCTGCTGCGCAATTGGTTCTTTTTGATTACATTGATTATTTCTCATATTTATATGCTTTTTATCGGGGCGGTATGAGATTATCATTGGATCCAGGGAATTCAGATTCTCGTTATGTCAATACTTGGCGCATATTGATGCGCACAGCATTGAACAATTTTTATCCCGAGGAGGTTATTCCACGAGCACAAGTTGTAGCTCCTAATAATATACCTCCTCAATTGTTGGCATCTCCGTTTGCCAATGCTATTTCTAAACCATCTATTGAAGGAATAATAGATGTTGAAATACCATATTATAATTTAACTCACATTACTCCTGTTTTGACAGCAAATCAGACGGCGAATCAAGTCGAAGAATCTAATTATCCCACACCCTTGGTTACTTTTATACCCAGAAACGGAGTTGAGACACCAAACCCGCTTGTCAAGCCAGTTCTTTTCCGAGCGGCTTCAGATGATTTTCGATTCATGTATATGTTGGGTCCACCCCAAGTAGCTCTATTGGCAGACTCTTCTAACATACTTCCCATTCAAGACGAACCAGTGAGATACACTACCACTACCATTGTTAATGACGGAAGTGGCAATTTTAAAGGAGCATTTGGTTTGACTAACTTTATTGTCCCCTCCACGACTCCGGGTGTTGCGTACAAGTCAGCAACTCAATTTATCGCAACTAATGCGGAGGGCGACAGGATTTGGTTGTTGCCTCGAAATCTTGTTTATAGGTATTATAACGACCCCGCTGTCAACAACCAACTAAACATTGATGCGTCGTATTGGACAGGTGGATCCACCCTTCGTATGTTAACAGGTGTTCCAAATTTTACTTTTGAGCAAACCAATTTGAAACCATCTATGTATGTCGCTTTCGATGTGATTGCACCTGCTTCAGGAGTTTCACCTCAGGCAGCTCCAGTTCCTTGTTTGACAGTGAAATCTGCTGAGGCAATTATTTCTGCTAATCTCAAGACTATAACTATACCTAATCAAGGCGTCATTACTTTTGAACAACCTTTTACTTTAAAAGCGCGCCTTTTGGTTTTCCGTTCTACAGATGAAGAGACCCCAACTTTTCTAAATGCAACTTTACTCGATGTGGATGCTTCGGTTGAATTTAGACTGGAGACTCCTGATGAATCGGAAACTGCACGCTATCTATCAGTTATTACTTTTAACGATGTTTTGATAGGCTATATACCCATTAACTTGACTGGTAATGTTGGTTATCCCCCTAACAAAAGCGTCCCTACTTTAACTGAAGCAGAAGCATATAAATCTTAATAAGTGAATAGAGTTGAGAGATATGGACAACCCGTGTGAGCCTCTGTCTTTCAACATACATTTTAAGTAATTTAAACTGTTTTAAAATAAAATCTTATTATTGCTTTTAGCTACACTCGCATCCCACAATAAAGTGGAGATATTGTCGAGAGATATGGACAACCCATGTGAGCCTCTGTCTCTCATTATATATTATATTAACCCTTACTGGCGTTTCGGGCCAAATTTAATTCACTTTACTTTAAT